TACAATAAAAAAAGGAACCCCTTATGTTCAAATAATACCCTTTAAAAGGGATTCATGGAAAATGAGTTTAAAACCAAGGAAACAAAAAGAAATACAAAACTCTAGGCTTTTTTATGGATTAAAAATATTAAATATTTATAAAGAAAAATATTGGAATAAGAAATCATGGAAATAAAAAATTTTGTAAAAATTTATAATGAAGTTTTACCTTGGAATATTTTATCTAATTTAATTCGTTTTTCAAATATTTCGCAATTTGAAGAAACAAGAGTAGGAGGGGGAGAAGAAAACAGAATTGATTTTAACATTAGAAGAACCTATGCATTGCCTTTATCAAATTTAAATAATTCTATTTCAAATGTTCACTGGTTCAATCTATTACAATTTTATTTTGATAAAAATTTAAAACAATATAAATTTGATGCAAATATTTTAGACTATAATTATAGAAATATTTTTGATATTGAAATTTTAAAATATGAAAATACAGGTTTTTACACTTGGCATGTTGATCATTTTGCAACAGTTCCAAGAACAATGAGTTGTATTTTATTATTAAATAATGACTATGAGGGTGGTAATTTATGTTTTAGAAATCCAGATGGAAGTGGTGAATGGGGAGTAGAAGTTAAACCAAATAGAATGATTATTTGGCCAAGTAATTTCTTATATCCTCATACAGTTAAACCAGTAACGAAAGGTAAAAGGTATTCAGTTGTAGCATGGGCACTATAAAAGATTTTAAATATAAATTAATAAAAAATTTTTTAACAAAGGAAGAAATTAAATTATTAACAGACTATTGTAGAATTAAACATAGAATTAATTTTAATTCTTTTGATTTTCAACAAAACGATAATGGAGATACATTTTTTTACGGAGATCCATTGATGGAATCATTAATGGTTAATAAATTAGAATTAATGCAAAAGGAAACTGGTTTAGAATTATTATGCACTTATGCTTTTTGGAGAATGTATACAGTTAATGCTGATTTAAAAAAACACAAAGATAGACCGGCTTGTGAAGTAAGTGTTACTGTTATGATTGGGTCCGATGGAACAAAATGGCCAATATATATGGATGGAACAGAAATAAATATGGAACCAGGTGATGCTGCAATATATTTGGGATGTGAAGTAGAACATTGGAGAGAAGAATTTAAAGGAGATTGGCAAGCTCAAACTTTTTTACATTATGTAGATAAAAATGGAACAAATAAAGAATGGTTTAAAGATAAAAGATTATTATATGGAATGCAAAAATGAAATTTAAACAATACGAAAATGGTTCTTGCGACATAGAATTTTCTGTAAAAGAAAGATGGTTAATTCTAAAAAAAGGAAAAATACATTTGTCTGACGAAGCTTTGAGGCATTTTGGGAATCATTTAGTACGAATGGTTTCTGATTGGAATTTAAAATTTAATAAAACAACACAAGAAAAAATTACGCACGATAATACTAAAATTGAAAGCAAATGAGTCTAATAGAAAATCATATTTTTAACACCCCTGTTTACTTTAGTGAAAAAAAAGATTGGGTAGAAAAAGTAAATAAAATATCTAATCCTTACATACAAAAAGCAAAAGAAGAAAATAAATTAATTAATAATAAGGATTTTGTAATAGTTCATCATTCTCAATCTTTAATTCAAGACATTAATTTTAAAGAATTTTTAAATTATATAAATAGTAATGCTTTTGATATATTAAATAACCAAGGGTTTGATTTAACAAACTATTCATTAGTCACAACTGAATTGTGGGTTCAAGAATTTCCAAGTTTAGGTGGTGGAAACCATTCTCCACATATCCATTGGAATGGGCATATATCAGGTTTTTATTTTTTAAAATGTTCAGAAAAAACATCGTATCCTGTTTTTCATGATCCAAGAACTGGACGAATGATGAATTTACTTCCCGAGAAAGATAGATCTCAAATTACACTGGCTTCTTCTTCTATTCATTTTAAACCAGAACCAGGGACTTTTATATTTTTTAATTCTTATTTACAACATGAATTTGTAGTAGATCATGGCATAGAACCATTTAGATTTATACATTTTAATATACAGGCTTTTCCTAAATATCTAATAAATGATTCCCAAAATAATTCATCAAACAGCCTACTTTAACAAGGATGAATGGCATCCTGTTTGGAAACATTGTCAGCGATCTACTTTAAAACATTTTAAAGATTTTGAATATAAATTTTGGGATGATGATAGTTTAGACAATTTTGTTAAAGAAAAATATCCTAAAATTTTTGAAGAATATAAAAATTTTCCAGGTCATATATTTCAATTAGATTGTGTTAGATATCTATTACTTCATTATTATGGTGGAATTTATATTGATATGGACGTATATTGTTATGATAATTTTTATGAAGAATTAAAAGGAGATGTTAATTTAGTAGAATCAATTGGTGATGAATTAGTTCAGAATTCTTTAATGGCTTCAATCCCCAATCATCCTTTTTGGATGGATTGTTACGATTTAACTTTACATAGAACAAAAACAATTGAATTAAAACCAAATTTAAATACCTTTTTTAAAAAAGAAGCTGATGAAAATGACAATCTAATAAGATTTATATCAGGTCCACTAATGTTATCTGATTGTGTAAAACAAAATAAACACCTTATTTATATACTTCCTTATAAATATTTTAATCATGAACCATTATCTTATAAAAAAGAATTTAAAACTAAACATATGCAAAGCGGTATGTGGGGTAAAGAAATTAAAGATGGATTTTATGTTATAAGAAATAATAATGATCCTAGTATTCCAATAGAAGAGTATCATAAATACTCATATAAAATGAAAACCTCTATAGATCTAAACAACTTTGATTTCTATAAAGACTATAGTAAATAACTCTTTATTGTAGAATACATAGATATAAGGTATAAGAACCTTTATGCCTTTAAAAAAGATACCTATAAAAGCTGGATTTAACAAACAAGATACCGCAACTGCCGCAGAAGGTCAGTGGATTGATGGAGATTTTGTTCGCTTTCGCTATGGTTATCCTGAAAAAATAGGCGGTTGGGAACAAATACTTGAATCAACTTTATCAGGTGTTGCAAGAGCCCAGCACACATGGACAGATTTAAGTGGAAAAAAATATGCAGCCATCGGTACTAATAAAATATTAGCTATTTATTATGAAGGAGCATTTTACGATATTACTCCCCTTGGAACAGCTTTAACTGCGTGTACTTATACATCTACCAATGGATCTGCGACTGTTACTATCAATAAAGCAGGTCATGGACTTGCGGTTGGTGATTATATTATATTTACAGGGGTTACAACACCGGGACCAACTACTACAAGTTTTACATCAGCAAATTTTACAACAAATACTTTTGAAGTAATTTCAGTCCCAAATTCATCTACATTTAGAATTACAATGCCGGTAATTGAAACAGGAACCGGTGTTACTGCAGGAGGAACACTAACTACAACTCCATACATATTCATTGGACCTGTTAATCAAACTTATGGTTATGGATGGGGAACATCTACTTATGGTACAGTTGCATGGGGAGAAGCATCGACATCTTCGACCGTTGTTCTTTCTGCGGCTAATTGGTCGTTAGACAATTTTGGACAAATATTAATTGCAACAATTAAAGATGGTAAAATATTTTCATGGAACCCTGCTGCTGGTAGCCCACTTACAACTAGAGCAACAGTTATATCAGGAGCTCCAACATCATCTATTATGACTATTATATCTGATAGAGACAGGCATTTAATTGCACTTGGAACAGAGACAACTATTGGAACAACTTCTTCTCAAGATCCAATGTTTATAAGATTTTCAAACCAAGAAGATTATAATACTTGGCAACCAACTGCAACTAATACAGCAGGTACCTTTAGATTGGATACCGGAAATTACATTGTTGGAGCTGTACAAGGTAAGGATTATATATTTATTTTAACGGATCAGGCAGCTTATGTCATGCAATTTGTTGGTCCTCCTTTTGTATTTTCAATTAGACAGGTTGGTACAAATTGTGGATGTATCGGTCAGCATTCAATTATTTTTGCACAAGG